GCAGAAGTGCCGCAGGAAACCCGAATACGCCTTCCGGTACGTTGGTTGAGCTTGCCAAGGATAGCGATTGTGATGTCCGCAAAAGTGCCGCAGGAAACCCGAATACGCCTTCCGGTACGTTGGTTGAGCTTGCCAAGGATAGCGATTGGGCTGTCCGCAAAAGTGCCGCAGGAAACCCGAATACACCTTCCGGTACGTTGGTTGAGCTTGCCAAGGATAGCGATTGTGATGTCCGCAGAAGTGCCGCAGGAAACCCGAACACACCTTCCGGTACGTTGGTTGAGCTTGCCAAGGATAGCGATTGGGCTGTCCGCAGTAGTGCCGCAGGAAACCCGAACACACCTTCCGGTACGTTGGTTGAGCTTGCCAAGGATAGCGATTGTGATGTCCGCAAAAGTGCCGCAGGAAACCCGAACACACCTTCCGGTACGTTGGTTGAGCTTGCCAAGGATAGCGATTGGGCTGTCCGCAAAAGTGCCGCAGGAAACCCGAATACGCCTGGATATAAACCAATAGAAGATGAATTTATCGTATCCGAAACATACGTGGCAATCAAAGGAACAAACAATATTTGGTATAAACACAACTGTCCCGATGTCGATCCATTCTATACTTGCGGGTGTTTTTGTGGTTCCCGTAAGATGCTGCTTTCACGTATTTATTCCATAGACCAAAGTGAGGATCCTGCTATAAGAATGAGGATATTGATGGCATTGGACAAAAAGTTCAAGGAGGTTTTTGGAAGATAAATTCGAAAACCACCAGTCCGGATAGTACGAGTGTTCCCCGAGGCCGTTCGTCCACATGGAAGGATATTGCCATACGGTAAAGAAGCCGGTTCGATTCCGGCACGGCCTCCGCTATAGTTATACTTATTTGGATTAGGTATTAGTTAAAACAAAGCCCTTCCGGTCTGTGAGGATAGGACGGGCAAACGGTACCGTGGCGGAATTGGTAGACGCTAAAGTTAATTCCTTATAGAGTGGTTGAATGAAGGTTATCGTAAAATAAACTGAACTAGCCAAAGGAAATGTAACGGGTAATGCCGAATGTCACCGCAACGTGATTATAATAAACTATCAGGTGCAAGTCCTGAAAAAACTCCACTCATGCAGGTTCAAGTCCTGCCGGTTACCACGAACTAAAAAAATAAACGAATATGGAAACGAAAGAAGTAACCAAAACAGTCTACATCGCAGACGATGGCAAAGAGTTCCTCACGAAAGAGGATTGTGAAAAGTATGAGAAGTTTGTCAAGGAAATACTTTCTCGCATTGAATATTTCTGCATCAGATGTAACCCCGATTTGACGGAAACAGGGTATATCCAGCATAAAATATATGTGGCAGTATGGTCTAATCATTATTTTCATTATGAAATCGCTTTTGAATGGGCATTGCGAAAGTTTGGTCATCTTTTAGGAGAGAGCGTACAAGGATATGGATTCCAACCACATTTCAGCGTAAGCAAATCCAACAAAGACGAATACGACAGGTACCCACCAACCGAATGGGACGGCAGTAGACTGCAAAATGAGAGGGTTTTCCTAAGTCCTAAAACCGTGAAGGGATTTCCTGAAAATATTGATTATATGAAAGAATGGGGATTTAAATAATGCCATATTACATAAAACGAAAGGCTAAGAAGAAAGACAAGCCTTTACCTCTGTTTGATAAAGCGGGGGTAACAATAAAGAAGAAGCCGGATTTAGTAGCCAAACTCGATAAAGTCTTCAGCCGCTATATCCGGCTTCGTGATGCAATGCCAAACGGATATTTCCGTTGCATCTCGTGTGGTCAGATAAAGCCATACGAGCAGGCTGATTGTGGCCATTACATAAACAGGCAGCACATGAGCACACGGTTTGACGAAATGAATTGCAACGCCCAATGCCGTAAGTGCAACCGCTTCATGGAGGGCAACATTCAAGGATACCGTCAAGGACTTATTGCCAAATATGGCGAAAAGCGCGTCCTTATACTGGAATCCATGAAAAACCAAATGCGCAAGTATGCTGATTTTGAATTAACCGAACTCACCAAGTATTACAAGGCTTTGGGGGATAAACTAAGTAAGGAGAAAGGAATATGAAAGATTTAGGATATTTCAAAGGAGAGAAATGTAATAGGAACGGATGTAATGGAATCATTGACGAGCATGAGAAAGAAGGAGAATGCACCTGCCACATTAATCCTCCTTGCTCCTATTGTACCACACAAACTTCATATTGCCCAAAGTGTGGCTGGAGTGCATCAGAAGAAGAATACGAATATCATCTGAATAGGAAACAAGAACCGTTTGTGTATAAGCATAAAACAGAGGAAGAACGCTTTAATGAACTTAAAGATGGTGAATTTGGCTATATCTATGTAGCAAGTGGTAGCAGCATTATTTGCAGAATAAGAGGAAAGCATCCTAACATGAAGCCAAAAGAAATTTATGAGAAACTTCATTTATGTGAAAACCCTGAAATGCCAAGAATGAAAAAATTTACCGATACGGAATTTGAACTGACCTATTTCAACGATTAATATGTACAAGCTACGTGATTATCAACAGAAAGCCAGTGATGCAGCAGTCAGTTTCTTTGCCAACAAAGCGAAGAAGAACAATGCCATCATGGTGCTGCCAACCGGCGCGGGAAAATCGCTTGTGATAGCCGACATAGCGGCAAGGCTCAACGGACATACGCTGGTGTTCCAGCCCTCGAAAGAGATTTTGGAACAAAACTACCTGAAGCTATGTTCGTATGGCGTTCTTGATTGTTCCATCTATTCTGCATCGTTCGGGCGAAAGGAGATTTCAAGAATAACCTTTGCCACCATAGGCAGCGTGGTGAACCATCCTGAGCTTTTCCAACACTTCCAAAACATAATAATAGATGAATGTCACGTGGTGAATCCCAAAGAAGGCATGTACAAGTCATTCCTTTCGATTCTGAAATGCAAAGTACTTGGTTTGACCGCTACGCCATATAGACTTTCTTCAAGCCGTGATTACGGCTCTATGTTGAAATTCATCACCCGGACACGCCCATGTGTATTTTCGGAAGTCATTTATCAGGTACAGATTTCCACCCTGCTTGATATGGGCTATCTGGCGAAACTGGACTACTACGCCATGAATCCTATCGGATGGAACGAACTCAACCTGAAAGTGAATACGAAAGGGGCTGACTATACTGACAAGTCAGTTGTCAAGGAATACGAACGTATCGACTTCTACGGATTCTTGGTGAGCATTGTTCAACGCCTGCTTAATCCTAAGAGCGGAGTGAAGCGAAAAGGTATATTGGTATTCACCCGTTTCCTGAAAGAAGCCGAACGGCTCACATGGTCTATCCCCGGCACGGCCATCGTTTCGGGTGACACACCGAAGTCCACCCGCGAGATGATACTTAATCAGTTCAAATCAGGAGAAATCCAAGTGGTGGCCAATGTGGGCGTATTGACCACCGGATTTGACTATCCAGAACTTGATACTATTGTAATGGCAAGACCTACGATGTCTTTAGCCCTATGGTATCAAATAGTCGGTCGTGCCATCCGTCTCCACCCAAATAAAGAAGCAGGATGGGTTGTTGACCTCTGCGGAAATATTAAGCGTTTCGGCGAAGTCAAGGATTTACGCTTGGTAGATGGTGGTAATGGTAAATGGGCTGTGTATTCCAATAACAGACAATTAACCAATGTAAGATTCTAATATGTTATTAAATATGAACAAACATGGCACGAATACGCACTATCAAACCTAAATTTTGGGATGATACAAAAATAGGTCGTATAAGCAGGGATGCAAGGCTTCTGTACATAGGGTTATGGAGTTTTTCTGATGATATAGGCGTGGTGATAGGTGATACCATCTGGCTGAAATCAAAAATATTTCCGTATGACCAAATCCAAGTGCAACAGTTTGAAAAATGGATGAACGAGCTTGTGACAAATGGATTTATATGTCTGCTTTCTTATAAGGAAGAAAGATTCATATATCTGCCTAATTTCACTCGGCATCAAGTAATCAACAAGCCGAATCACGAGGATTTGAACATACCTAAACTATTGATTGACAGCAATAAAGATGATATTTACGTATTAATCACGGAACAATCACGGAACAATACCGTACCATTCACGGAACAATCAGTGCTTATAATAGGAAGAGGAAAAGGAGAGGAAGATATACCCCCTGAAGTCCCCCAAGGGGACGACGGACATTCTTTACCCCATGAAGAGAGGATTGACTATAACGCCCTTATGGCAACATTCAATAAAATGTTTGAGGGGAAATTGCCTAAAGTGACTTCCATGACCGACAAAAGGAAGAAAGCAGTAAAAGCAAGAGCGTCAGAACACGGAAAAAATGCAATAATGACCGTATTTCAAAACGTACTTCAATCAGCCTTTCTTATGGGGCATAACGATAAGAACTGGTCGTGTGACTTTGATTGGATATTCAGACCGACAAATTTCATCAAAATTTTAGAAGGAAATTACAATGGAAACAGGACTAACCAAAATGAACGAGATAGCCAGCAGCGAAAACTTAATTCGGCTGTTGCTGTCGCAACAAGAGTGCAGGAAGCTGCCGCAAAAAAGCGAGCTGAACTGCAAGCAGAGGGCATTATTGATTAAATACCCTACTCCCGAAATGTTTATGAGGGATTACAATCAGGATTTGCAAGGAAAGTTGTTGTTAGTCGGGGCCACACACGCAGGACTGGCTATAAATCATAATATTCCCTCATTGGGACTGCTTTCTTCCACTTATGGTGACGAAACACCTGTTGAATGGTTGGTTATACAATTCGGAAGTCTTAACGACTTTGCAGAGGTGAAATCAAAAATCAGCAACGGTCAGATTTACGAACTTGCAAATCTGGTACTTTCCGAATACTACTACCTTAACTCCGCTGAAATACTGTTCTTTATCGGTCGGTTTAAAATTGGATATTACGGCACGTTCTACGGAACGATTGACCCGATGAAAATAACCAACGCCTTGATGCAATATGTTCGTGAAAGACGGCAAGACATGGATCGCTATGAAAGGGAACAGTACAGAGTCCAACGGGAAAGGGAGATTCAGGAGCGTGGGAACAATCGTATTTCCTATGTAGAATACTTGGAACTGAAAAAGCGTGCCTCCATGGGCGACAAAGAAGCCCTCAGACAACTCACTCCACCATGAAACTGACTATTTACTGGGTAACGAAAGACGAATCCATACGCGCCCGCATCAGGAAGCGTTTCGGCATCCCTTGGGGCATGACCGTCAACAAGGAAACGCAGATCGAAATACGGGATGAGGATATGGATTTGTTGAGAGAAACGGAAAAAAGAGGATTCATTCAGATTAGATTCAAAAAACGATGAAAACAAAACACATAAATCATTGGACGCCGGCCGAACTTCATTTCTTGGAAAAGAACTACGGCTTCATGCCCACACACGATATTGTCGTGTATTTGTCCCGGCATTCACTCAGTTCCATCTACCAGAAGGCATCCGCTTACGGCCTGACACAGAAATATCCGGAAGCCAAAGAATACCATTCCCCAAAATTCCGTAACATGACTGTCATGGAACAAGCTTATGAGATGGGGATGTCGTATTCGGCCGTGTGGGCTAACCGCAGGAAAAAGATACGGAAAGCGATATAGTTTTACAGAAAAAACAATAAATGTTAAATGTTTACCCACGGCAGCTTGTTCAGCGGCATAGGCGGTTTTGACCTTGCCGCCGAATGGATGGGATGGCATAATGCCTTCCATTGCGAGATAAATGAATTTTGTACCAAAATCTTAAATTACCATTTTCCAGATGCAGAGCACTATACAGACATCACAAGGACAGATTTTTCCAAATGGAGAGGGAGAATCGATGTACTTTCCGGAGGGTTTCCTTGCCAGCCCTTCAGCTTGGCCGGACAAAGAAAAGGAGCGGATGATAACCGTTACCTCTGGCCTCAAATGCTCCGGGTTATACGGGAAATCCGACCCACTTGGGTCGTTGGTGAGAATGTTGCTGGAATCCTCACGATGGTACAGCCCGGCGCGGAGGTTGAAGTGGGAGGTCAGACCTCTCTATTCGGAGAGGATTACCGAAAAAGAGTATTGCACCGACAAGAATATGTTATCGAAACCATTTGTCGAGACCTTGAACGTGAAGGATACGCCGTCCAACCGTTACTTATTCCGGCTTGTGCCGTCGGAGCACCGCACAGAAGGGATAGGATTTGGTTCATTGCAAGACTTGTTACCCACCCCGAGAGCTATGGAAATAGTAGAACACCCCATGAAGCAGGCCGCGAGGCTGAAAGACAGGACTGGAAAGAAGTTGAACAATCTATCATCGGGGGCAGCGTTCGGCCTTCTTCCCACACCGATGGCGACCGACATACATCATGCGGAACGAGTTACAGAACTGAAAAAGAGAGGTGCGAAAGGGCTGCGGTGTCGGGACAAAGGGGAGGCCGGTGCGAACGGTTTAACGGATTGGATGGATTTTCACGGATTGCTGCCGCCCCCTACGGCAAGCGACAAAAATACGGGAACGACCAAAGAACGGAAAGATGGAGCGAGCCGGATGAGCGATTTAAAACACAATATAGCTCATCAATATGGGAGAAATTCCCAACTCAATCCCCGATTTGTAGCGGAGATGATGGGCTTTCCGGTAGATTGGACGGTATTACCTTTTCTAAATGGAGGCAAGAATCCGTGAAAGCCTACGGAAATGCAATAGTGCCGCAGGTAGCCTATGAGATATTTAAAGCAATAGAATTATGCCGATAAGTGAAGTATATAATATGGACTGCATGGAATACATGAAATCTATTCCTGACAAGTTCTTTGACCTGGCCATCGTTGATCCTCCTTATGGGATTAATGCCCCGAATATGAATATGGGTACCAACATGAACCGTAAACATGGAGGTTATAATGGTGAAAGCGTTGCGCAGAGATTGAAGAAGGGACGTTTGAATAGGGGTGCCGGAAAGTTAAAAAGCCGGGCATTAAACATGATGTCATGTGATTGGGATTTTTCTCCCCCTTCCAAAGAGTATTTTGACGAATTGTTCAGGGTCAGCCGGAACCAGATAATATGGGGAGGCAATTACTTCAATTTACCACCGAGCCGTGGAATTGTCTGTTGGGATAAGATGCAACCGTGGGAAAACTTCTCCCAAGTTGAATTGGCATGGACATCTTTCGATTGTCCGGCTTCCCTCATCCGTCTATCCAATACCGGTGGAGCTAACAAAGAAACAAAGTTTCATCCTACACAAAAACCGATATCATTATATTCCTATTTATTTCGTCAGTTTGCGCGTCCCGGTGATAAGATACTCGATACCTATTTGGGTAGCGGAAGCAGCCGGATAGCCGCCTATAAGATGGGTTTTGATTTTTGGGGAACCGAGATAGACAAAGAATATTTCGATGCGCAGGAAAAACGCTTTCGGGAAGAATGTCTGGGCGAAGTGAGACTGAAAAACGGCGATGTATATGTACAAAAAGAACTGTTTGAATTATGAATTTAGATAAAAAGATAGACTATTCCATTGCCTTGTTGCGCAAGGCTGAATCCATGGCCTTGCGTTTAGACCCCGAAAATGGGTTCTATTTAGCTTTCTCCGGTGGAAAAGATAGTCAAGCTCTTTACCACATCGCGCAAATGGCCGGTGTGAAGTTCAAGGCACACATGAACCTTACCAGCGTGGACCCACCCGAGGTAATCCGTTTCGTCAAGCGGCAATATCCGGAAGTGGAGCTTATCAAGCCCAAAGTGAGCATCTACGAAATGGCAAAGAAGAAACATATATTGCCCACAAGGACTTTACGTTGGTGTTGTGCCGAATATAAGGAGCTTTCAGGTTCCGGAAAAGTAACCCTGATAGGCATACGCAAGCAGGAAAGCGAAAGGAGGGCCAAACGGAATGAAGTCGAACTGGCCGGCCATAAGTTCAGCGGCACATTCGACCAGTGGGAAGAACACGAAGAAACAATGGTGACTTGTGTAGGAGGAAGGGACAAGATATTAGTTTCACCCATCATCTACTGGACGGAGCGTGATGTGTGGCAGTTCTTAAATGATGTAGTAAAAGTACCGCATTGCAAACTATATGATGAAGGCTACAGGCGTATTGGCTGTATTCTTTGCCCGATGGCAAACTACAAACAGAAGGTAAAAGACATGCAACGTTTCCCGCACGCCAAAAGGAACTGGATTAAGGCTATCCAGTGGCTGATTGACAATGGATATATCAATCACAATTTTACCGATGCAGAGACAGGTTTCAATTGGTGGATAAGCGGAAAGTCATTTGACAAGTTCTATGCCGATGAAGTGTTGCAACAGAAGATTGATTTTGATGTTTAACCTTTCCAATCTTGCAAGAATTGGAAGAAATTAGAATAAGACTATTGGATTCTGCAATAATTACACATTTACGAGAACAAACAAAATTGATTTGAATATGGAACAAAAACTAAAAGAAGCAATGACCGGATTAATGGTAACTCTCGGCACGGATGCCGAAAGAAAGTTTGCATGGTGTCTTAGAAAAGTAGATGGGAAGGATGTTATTTTTATCCACAAGAGAGAAAATGGGATGTCTGGATTTAACGACAAGGATTACATCACGGCATTCCCGGTGGAAAGGATATTAAGTTGTTTAAGGTTACTGCCATGAAAAAAGAAGATATTGAAAAAGCGGCAAGAGAATACAAAGACTTTATGATTAAAGAAAATGGAGGTGATCAATATGATTTTGTTAGCGGAGATATTAAAGATGCTTTTATCGCTGGTGCGGAGTGGCAGTCAAAGCAATCTCCGTGGATAAGCGTAGAAGAACGTTTGCCGGAAGAAGGACAGCGTATTTTAGTAGTATTCTTGTTTTACTATAAATATTATGATAGGGAGGCAGAATCACGCAGGTATATAGATACATTTACATACAAAAATGGCGTGTGGGTTAGTGATAATGGACAATCCTATACGGGGAAGGAAGTTACAAGGCGAGATATTAAAGTTATATGTTGGCAACCTATTCCTTCTTTTGATGAAATATTAGAAGCTAATAGGGATGTTTTGGAACGAATTAAGGAGAAAGGAGATTAATATGACAAAAGAACAGATTGAAAAAGTAGTGGCAACATATACCGCCCAAGCTGAGGACAGCGATTATGCAGAAGTTAGAGACGTTAAACAGGCTTTTGTCAGTGGTGCCAACTGGCGCATAAACTCCGTGTGGCACTCACACGCAATTAAACCCGACAAAGGGAAACTACTTATTGTAGAAGATATTGACGGTGCTTATGATTTAGTTTATTTGACTAAAAATAAACCGTGGGAAGAACTTTCTGAAAAGAATCACTATATGAGTTGGGCATACGTTGAAGATTTACGACCTAATACGGAGGAATAACAAATGTTAGACATATTGGAATTTATATTTCAGGACTTTTTTTCATTGGCTCGGTACGGTAATACTCATTATTTGTATTCCATTTCCATTTAGCCATAATAGTTTCATTAATATCAAAAACGAAAACAAGGAGGATTGACTTATGAAAGTAACAATTAACAAACAAGTAGAAGCAAAATTATTAAAAGTTGATGCCACAGTCCGTTACTGGCAAGACAGCGAAATTAACGGTGCGAAAGATTATGATTGCGAAGAAGAACCGAATGAGCCTAAAATGCCCTGTACTGAGTATATCGGAGAACAGAATGGATATTTACGGGCATATAACTGGCATTGGAAACCGGTTATTGATATAGATAATGGTCTAATAATAAATTGGACGGAAGAGGTTACAGCTTCCATTCATTATAAGGTGTGCGATGAATTTCAGTGCGATATTATTGATGCTGAGAACAATGCCATTCTCTCTTATGAGGGATATGTTCCTCGTTGCATGTGTCCTAAAGAAAATGGATATGGGGATTATATCATTATGGATATTGATGGGCATGGGGTTATTAAAGGTTGGAAACCGGAACTTGTACTAAGGATATTGGAAGAAAAGGAGGATTGAACAATGAAAACAATAACCATCAAACAGCCGTGGGCGAGTCTTATCGCTCATGGTATCAAAGACATTGAAAATCGGACTTGGCCGTGTCCTGAGAAATACATCGGACAAAGGGTATTGATACATGCCGGCCAGAGAACAGCCAACTTTTGGGATAGCACGCCAGAAATATACAAAATAGCGGATAATTTTATTTCTGAAATATCAAAATCTGGTACAGATTGGAGCCGTTATCCTCATGGATCCATCATCGGCAGTGTAACAATAGCCGATTGCGTGCAGAACCATCCATCTATTTGGGCAGAGAAAGGAGTATGGAACTGGGTACTGAAGGATGCGGTTCTATTTGACAAGCCGATTGAGAATGTGAAAGGAAAACTTGGTTTTTGGGAACATAACTTAGAGCAAACAATATGAATTTCAAAAATCAAATATCAACAAGCAGGGAACAGTCGGAAAGGCTGCTCTCGCTGGGCTTAAAGCCCGAAACGGCAGACATGTGTTATATAGACGATTTTCTTTTAAGTTTAACTGACGAAGATATGCAAGATTTACCCTCTTGGAGCCTTAGCCGATTGCTGGATATAATGCCGGAATCCATATTCATAAAGAGTGACCGGCGAGCTTTAAAACTGTATCCTCCGGTTGTCGCCTATGTATATGATAATGGAGCTGCTTTTTTTGATTCCATGAATATATTTGAAAACATTATTGACATGATAGACTGGCTCATCCAAAACGGACACTTCAATAAGGAATATTTAAAACAAGAATAATATGAATTTGAATGAATGGCGCGACCGTGCCTACAAAACCGCCTGCGAACACGGATGGCACGAGGAAGAATATAGTAATGAACACTTTTTATGCTTGGTCATATCCGAACTGATGGAAGCCGTGGAAGCTGACAGGAAAAGAATGCACGCATTCAGGACACCATTTGAAGATTTTATATGTCGTTTCACAACAGACCCGGATCATGCTTACAAGGTCGCTTTTGACGAATACATCAAAGATTCCGTGGAGGACGAACTTTCCGATGCCGTGATACGCTTGTTGGATTTGGCAGGATTGAGGCAATATGATTTGTCTGCTGCATACGATTTTGTTGACGATTTGGTAAGTTTGAAACAGAACGTTATGTTTTCGGAAATATGCTATGTTCTTACCGGAATAATAACAGAAGAGCAACATACGGTAGAAACGAAAATCTGTGCTGTATTGGCTTCCATAATAAGGTATTGCCAAGAAAAAGGTATCGACATTGAGTGGCACATCGAACAGAAAATGAAGTATAACGAACTCCGACCGTATAAACACGGGAACAAAAAGTATTGAGTATGAAAGCAAGAATAAAAGCTACAGGAGAAATCGGAGAAATTCTCTGTTGGGCAGATTGTTCGCATGAAAAAATAAGTATATATTTAGGGAATATCGTTTTCGATATTCCGTATTCCGACATTGAGGTTATTTCAATAGACAACACCACCGACTGGCAGCAAGTCCACATACAGGCGGCCATAGCGGCAATGCAAGCATTCTGTAATGATAAAACCTTGTCTTGCAAAAAAACAGCGAAAATGGCAGTCAGTCAAGCCGACGCTCTGGTGGCAGAACTAAAAAAGAAAGGAGGACAGAAATGAAACGGATAATCAAATTCAGAGGAAAAAGAATCGAAAACGGCGAATGGGTGTATGGCTACCTCGCCGACGAAGATTACATAAACGACATAAATTCTATTGACCTATCCTCAAAACAGGTTAATCCAGAAACCGTCGGGCAGTTCTCCTTATTTTATGACAAGAACGGGAAGGATATTTACGAAGATGATATACTCAAATTTTATCACAACAATAAAGAATTTGTTTGCGTTGTCGGATGGAATAATAAGGTTGGCGCATGGTGCATACGACTCAAATATGAAGTGTATGTAGGTATCAGACCTTTGGGAGAATGGTTATGTGATTATAAAATGGAGGTTATTGGCAACATTCACAACAACCCCGAACTACTGGAAGGAGGAAGCGATGAAGAATAACCAATTATTGAACAATTACTACGATTCCTGCAACGCCCTGCTCGAAGCCTTCTGCGAAAAGCACGGCTTCGACTATGAGGATGCGAAGCAAAGTTGGGTCGCCGGATGCGTGGGCGAAACAGTGTGTTGTGGCGACTATTACTTCAACATGGACGTGATAGTCACCGACCTCAAAGAGGATGCTCCAGAAGGGGAACTGCTGAAATGGTATTACTATGACAACGAATGCCATTACCTCGGCACGAACGGATGCAATTATTCCTCATGGCTCAAAGGTTGTCCTCGACTTTCAGAAGATGAAATAGTAGAAATCAGGCAATATCAAAAGATTGTGGAAGACGCCAAAAAGCAATTGGATGAATGTGTCAGTAAATATAAGGAAAGAGGATTTTAGCAATGACCACCCTTAATTTTATCCTGCAAGCCCTGTTCTTCGTAGTGAACAGCTTGGCTTTATGCTTCCTCGTATGGTTTGTCTGTCGCATAATTAATCGGATGGGAAAGAGGCTGGACGAGACAATTAACTTCATGCGCTGGGTCAAGTCGAGACACGACACCACCCATCTTAATATGCTATATCATATTTTGTCTCTCTGTATCCAACAGGAGAAATACGAAGATGCAGCCAAGATAAAAAAGATGATTGACGAAGAATTGAAAGAATTAAATAGTGTATAATCAAATCGCTTACTCAAATATTTTTGTATATTTGGTGCGATTTTAAATTTGTCATTTATGAAAACAATAGCTTTTTTCAATAATAAAGGCGGTGTTGGGAAAACGACCTTTACTTTCCATTTAGGGTACGCTTTAGAACAAATTGGGAAAAGGGTACTTTTTGTCGATTTAGATCCCCAATGTAACTTGACTGCTCATATCTGTTCGGAAAACATTATCGAAGAGGCTTGGGGAGAACAAGGCAATAGTTTATATAAAGCTATTGAGCCAATCGTTACTGGTGCTGGAGATGTAAAGACTGTTACTCCTTATCATGTTCCCGGAAGAGGAATTTGGATTTTTATAGGAGATTTGTTATTGTCGGACTTTGAAGGAGAATTGTCTAATGCGTGGACGCAAATATTGGCAGCGCAAGAAAGAGGTTTCCGTGTAACATCCTCATTGTTGAGGATGGTAAAAGAGTTCGGAGAATCAAATCAGATAGATTATATCCTCGTCGATTTAGGTCCTAACTTAGGATCATTGAATCGTTCTGTTATATTGAGTTGCGATAACTTTATTATACCTATGATTCCTGATTTGTTTTCTTTAAGAGGCACTCAAAATATAGGAAGAGTATTTGCACAGTGGATTGACGATTATAATTTTGCTAAGCAAAGAGCGCGAGTGAATAATTTCGACATCCCTAAAGGCGAGCCTAAATTTTCAGGATATATTTTACAGCAATTCAATGTATATAGGCAGCGCAAGACAAAAGCGTATCAGAATTGGAGTAACCAGATTCCTGCATATATTCAACAATACCTTATAGAGCCGTTAATTTCGGAAAGGTTGTCCCCCTTAGATTTGGTTATTGGTGGAGTCGATTATAAAATTGCGGATTTTAGAAATTATCATAGTCTAATTCCTTTAGCTCAAGAAGCGAAGAAACCGGTATTTGAGCTTACCAGTAATGATGGCGTTATAGGTGCTCATTATCAATATGTAAAGGAGTGTTTGGATGAATTTGTAGAAATAGCGCATATTGTAGTCGACAGAATTAAATAGAAAGAACAACTAAGGAATTCTTTTAATATAGAGAGCATCAACGAAAGATGATGCTCTCTTGTTATTTTTACATAATTCAGTCTATGATGATATTCTACACCACTAGTCAGGACTATTCCTGGCTTAAACAACTCCTTGATGAAGGAAACGAAATCGTATGCTTCTCTTTGGAAAGCAAAGAGTGTGCGCTCGCGAAAAAGCAAACATTCTGTGACGGTCAGAACTTCGACTACAACTTTGGGTGTTTCCACATCTTCGACCATGATTTAGAGGAAGCTACATTCGAGCAACTTTGTGAACTCTACGATGTCGAATTTATTGAACCGGACAAATAAAGGAATATATGAAACTTGAAAGAAATGAATACCTCTGGTACAAAGCCAGTCTTGCAGCCCTTGGTAACGAATATCTTACCAAAAATTGGGAAGTGAAACTCTATGCCACCTCACTCTACAATGCAATGCTGTGGGGACGGGAGACAAATGGAAAATAAAAAGGGAGCCAGCCCGCACGACCAAGCAGCCCCCAACGATTATTTAGGTACAAATATACGGATTTCTAATTAAATAATCGTGTCATGGAACTGGATTTTGATAAAATCAAACGCATTAGGAAAATCAGAAGCGTAAAATCGGATTTGTCCAAAGAAGAAAACATCTTAATAAAACCGATACTATCAGACAAGAAGCTTATCCCCCTAATTTATAAAACGTTCACCAATATCATTTGCAAAAAGTCCGATGAAGGCATAAGTAGGCACTATAAAATATTTTGTGTAAATGTAAAATACGGGATTCATTACTGGTTCCGTATTTTTTTATTTAATAGCTTTGCAAAATGAAGAAGATAATGAAAGAGAATCATGTAGTGCCTG